TGAACGAGATTTTATAAGAGAGCCCCTTATAACGGGGCTAACTCTACCAACGCTGTACACGTTCGGGGACAAGAGGGGATAAATCGCAACAACTTGTCTTCGAAATGCAGCATTGGAGAGATTCTAAGTCCGAGATGAGGACTTTCGAGAGGAAGACTTCCGATCCACAGAGGGTGTTGGGGATGAGGGCGGAAGTTCAGAACCTAGATCAGTGTAACAGTCTTCGATATCGACATCGATATGTCGTCGTTGACGCTTACAATCTGATAAGAGGGGCAATTTCATATCACTAGTAGTTTGGTGATGAGAAGTAGACGTAATGAGAGGTAATCCAAGAGTATTGAAATTTGCGGGCAAGGCGCAAATAAAAAGGTCAGCGGAAAGTAATGTGGCATTGGGTCCGCCTCCAGTGAGTTGTATTGATCCTCCATTAGTAATGGAGAGGAAGAAGACAAAAGACACTCCACCATTAGAATTATAGAACATAGAGTTCTGTTGATTAGTGAAGTAAGATGTAAGGGTGCCGAGACCAAAGGCAGGAATAGCAACGACACCGCCGGAGGGGACAAGAGTATACATAGCAGCGAGGCCGAGTGACGAGACAGAGGTCCGGGAGCAATGATAAATGACTACGACATTGCCGGTGTACCCCATTGGCCAGTTAATAGTGTTAAGGCCAACAGTAGCAGGTGCAGTAACCGACAGTGTAGTACCCATATCAGAGTCAAGAGTAAGGATGGGTGGAAACGTCGCGGATCCGAAATAGGCGGTACCGGCCGGTAAAGTGCCAGCTGGATTTAAAACATAATGATCTTGGACATCAGTAGTAGAGCCAAGTTTGGGTTTGAGAAGAGTAATATCATAGGTGACCCAAAGCTCGCCAACATTGACAGAGGTTCCTTGCATGCCAACGGTGGCGATGTAAAAATTTCCCCAATCATAGAGGCGGAGGTCACCAGTGGTAACAGGTCCAGGGCGAGTAAAAAGTACGGAGGCTGGGGTCTCAAGCTTCGCGCATTCAATAGGATGCATAAGATTACGAGAAGGTTTAGCACTGCAAGTATATTGAGATTGTTCCATCTGGAACTTGTTAGGGAATGGTGCGTCAAGCACGTTGTAATCAGTGGACATGACGACAGTTCCAGATGCAGTGTTGGTGGAAGCGAGAGCATCATATGAATTCGACTTGAATTCATAGATGCAACCATTGAGTTTATATTCCTGATAGTTCTCAGCAGATGCTGAGAGCCAAGGAAATGATGAAAGGAGAGCGGGTTGGATAGGTACTGTCTGGATGGAGAATCCTCCAGAAGTAGAAGAAGTGATAACGTCATTGAGATATTCACGATGGATGACACGTGTGCCATTGCGTAGGTTCTTAAAGGATGGTAAAGGGTCACTGCCAACAAGAGTGTTGGAGTTGACTTTGTAGTCGCCAAATCCGGTGACTTTTCGAAAAAGTCGCCCGGCTTCGGCTCCCACACGTCCAAGACCAGGTGAGAAGACATTGCCAATCCGGCTTCCAAGACGCACGGCGGAGAATCCTTTCGGTTTCCTAGCCGCACGTTTTGGCTTACTGGCAGGTGCCCTTTTACCTTTGGGTTTGGGAGGGGACGATCGAGGCTTACGAGTGCGTTTGGGTGGCATGGTCGCAAGTCAATTTTATACGAGATTGAAAAACTCGAATGTACGGATGACAGCCCATCCGCACACGTAAACCTGATTATTTCCTGCGCCATGCAGGATTATCAGGGGCAACTCTATTGGTTCGCCAATTCTTATCGATCGGTGATGTTGAAGGACGTGCTGTTTTGACAGTCCAAGTCCCAGCAGCGATTTTCTCAGCTTTGAGTTTGAGAAATTCCTGCTTCGTAAGCTTAGCTCTTTGAGGTTTGTCTACCCATGTTCCCTGCAAAACCTTATTGGCTTTAAAAGTTTCAAAGTTGGTACCAGGAGCAAAAGTAACAACTTTGATTTTGGGAGGCTCAGCAGAAATTGCTGGGGTAGTATCAATTTTAGGTGGGTTGGGGTCAGGAATAATAGGAGGATTAATAGCGAGCTGTTTTTCTTCCGACAAAGTTAGCAATTCGGGGGAAGGGTCCAATGAGACCTTGAATTCCCGGGTAATAGTATTACGCTTAGGTGTGCCAGTAATGCGAACAGGATCAGTGATATTAGTAGTGTGAGCACGATCAACTGGCGTTGCGGGAACATCGCGATGATATGGTACGCCATAAGGTAATTCATTATCAACAATCACAGGAATTCGTGAAACGGCAGGAGGCGGTGGCATGAACATAGGTGGTTGCATAAGAGATTGAATAGTGGTGCACGTATTGCACCAAATGATAAATCTCTTATAATTAAATTGTGGAAGCACACGCTGAGCTTCGTCAAGCATCCATTGAGCAGAGGTGTTGTCATATTGGTCAACAGATCGATAGCGTGACAACCAAGATCTAATCGGAGCAGTCAATTCATTCATTTCAGGTTGTCCACAATTTTCACGAATGACTGCTTTGCAATAATCACCAATAATAGGAGTATTCAAGTCTGTCAGACTGAAACTACGAACCTTTTCCAGTAGTTTCATGACAGGAGTGACATTGTTGTTCATGCGAACGCAAACGTGTAGCTTAGCAAGTTGACGAGGGATGTCACACATATTTGCGGTGTCGCCAAACCACACTTGTGGTGAGTAAATGCGTGCCAAAAATTTAATACCAATACATCCGCGTAATACTGGTTCAATGGTCAATTCTTGCCCAATAGTTTTAGCGGCGTTTTGATAAACGGTGGGACTAATATCAGCAGTAAGTCCGTCATCACCACCGTAAATACCCAACGTCTGGAAAGATTCAACAGGTCCTATGGGAAGTCCGTCACGTTTAGACATGCGACGTGCTAAATAAGCAACAAATGCATTAACAATCGTATTAAACAGTGATGTTTCTGGGGATCCGGAAGCGCGACTAAATTCAGTGGTGTAAGTTGAATCAAGAGTGCCATAAGCCTTAAGCTTATATTGCCCACTATGTAATTGTAATAACTGTTCGATATGTTCATGTGAGAAAGCTCGTACCAACAACAATTTTTCCAATTCTCGCATGATTGCAGAGCCGTGACCATCAAATTTCGAAAAATCTGTGTTAGCAGCGGAAGTAGCATGTGCAAGAACTTCAACGACACGTTGTTGTATTTGTTTAGGTGTTTTTGAAAATGCATACCATGGCTGAGACTTGAGAACTCGCTCAAAGGCATACATATACCGACTATATTCCCGTTTGTCCGCGGCATTAATTGTGGAGATGGCACGGGGTGGTTTAACATTGGGATAAGCTTCTTTCTTAACGAACATGCGAACGATCCGCCGAGGCAAAGTACCATGAGAACGTGCTTCCAGGGCCCGTTGTGCTGGTCGGGCTTGTCGGCGCAAAACTTCATCATGGTCAGTTGGGTGCAGAGTATTGGCCTCGCGATCGGGTATGACCATTGCTGCAAACTCTTTCATAACGTCAGCGAGAAAAGGAGTAAGAATAAGATCGTCCAAAGGACGGACGTCAAGAACACGTGAGCGTATGCACTCCTCTTCATTTGCAACAGTCATAGATGGGCTGAAGGCGCCATGTAAAAGTGGGCTCATGAATGCGGTGAGTGACGCTTTGGCACAGTAATCATACGTCAAGGGCTCAAATTGATAACACCGCACAGCTTTAGAAACAGGGCAAACGATTGCAGGTGTGTAAATGGTTTGTGAAAGATGATATTCCAATAAAGGGATAGCCTTGACGCGGTCACCATCAACAAACGCCATAACGTTGGGAAGCCCCAATGGATATTGATTCGTGCGTGCTAAGGCTGCAAGAGAATCATCGACAGAGACTGGAATGCACGCAGAAGTGTAAGTGCCTGGTTTACCGGTAGAAACCATAAGTCCTTCAGTGGATGAAGATATAAGGCGCGTGAATCCTGAACTGGTATTAACACGCAAATAATCCAAATATCGGTCACGAATGTACATTTGGTGCAACCGAGCAGGGTTAAAACAACCTAATGCACAAAGTAACCGATTAGGAGCTTTCCATGTGCCAGTGGGAACAAGGAGAATGATTTCATGATCAGAAGCAGCACGCTTGCGTTCGACTAAATAAGAGGCGACCTTGACAACACGTCCGTTGACAGTGCGAATTATTGTGAAGCTATCAATGGCATAATTCCAAATGCGCTGAGTATAAGAAGCTCCGCCAGTGACGTTGTAATGTAATACGTTGGCGGCATCAAAAGTATATGAGTAATTCTTCTCAACTTTGCTCACTTGGTCAGGTTGGACGGTATAAATAATAGTAGGGTGGACATTTTCAATAAGGAATTCATTCATGTCAAGATATTGGTCAACATCAACAATAGCTACAAGTGGTCGTGATGGTAACTTGAAGCGTGCTGGTGCGACAGTAATGTCCTTAGCCCAGTGATAAGTACGGCTGCCTGCACGTCCGTGTTTCTCATCATTTAACGAACGTTGGACATAATAAGCATTTAGTCCATGGAGTTGTGCAAATCGATCAATAAACAGAGAGACAGCAGAACGATCAGCTTCGCTAGGGCCGTGAGTGTGTCCCACTTTAGAAGGGAATGTGGGCATAACCGAGGAATTAAAGGCATTACGAAGAATTGTAGGCTCATAAAGTGGTTTTATCCGATAACGATGTAACTTTCGGGTTCGGACATCATCACTTTCAAACGTCAACCAATTATAGATAAATCGTAACAATTGATAAACATATTTAAGAGCGATACAAAATACGTAAAAAAGAAAAGTTGAAACGACAATAAATGTTAACGAATGAAGAATCGTCCAAAATTTTGACCAATGGGCTTCCGTCATAAGTCCAAAGGAATGTCGTTTCATGGTGTCAACAAAACCATACTCTTCAACATCAGCGAATATGGTTTGGAATCGGGCGCGAGTTAGACGGTCATATTCACCTTTCGGTAGGTGATGCGCCATATTTACATTGTCTGACGATGGAGTTAAGTCGTCAAGCAAGGTACGTTTACCGCAGGGTCTTTTCAAGCACAATGTGTGGTGGGCCACATCCTGAGATAAATCGTCAGGTGTATGCGGCACTCTACCACGCAATCTGGCCAGATCAGCCACTGCGTCAGCCCCATCATAGGGCTTCTCCACGGGCATGACCGCATGGAGACAAACATTGTCCACAAAAATCAAGACGAAGAACAAACAATTCAACAGTCGAGAAGGCATGTGGGCAACAAATTTTTAACGAG